GGGCCCGTACCAAGTATTTCTTTCAAGCCACTTGGAAGTTAGCGGGTCGATCTTCGGACTTTCTTGAGTCTGAGTCGTCTGTTGGTACGTTTGTACATCATCTTCTTGAATTTGTAAAGAGGGCTTAAAGTTTTTAGCTCTATCTTGTTTTAGGCTAGCTTCTGTTAATTTCTGTTGAGCCTCAACAATTCGATCTGGATCTCCCGAGTCATAGGCATCACGATACGCTCGTTTTGCCATTTCCACTTCGGTTTCCGCCGCACTTTGTATGGTTGAAACGTACTGTTTTTCACCCTCAGAGAGCGTAGATTTAAGCTTTTTATTCTCTTGCGCAACTTGCTGGGCAAAACGAATAGCTTCTTCTCGCTCCCTTTCAGCCGCTTCTTTTACACGACGCTCGTCGTGCCAAGCCTTTTTCATCTGCTCAAGACGCATTTTTACCTTGTTGGAGTACTCCATAAGGTTGTCGTTCTCAAGCTCTTCTTTTACCTCAGCAGGTAAAGGCTTAGCATTTTTGTCTTCGGCAGGGGTATCGTCTTCAATAACGTACTCAACCTCATCAGCCGCAGCTTCAGTTTCTAAGGGTTTACCCTTAGTTTCATCCTGTTCGTCAGGAAACTTGTACTCTTCTTTTTGCATTTCAGCCATGTTTTATCTCCTAGATAAATTTGCGTTTAATTCCACGTGGGTCTTGAACTACAGCCTCCACAGAATCGTCATTGATAATTCGGAATTCACGGTCATGGATAACTAGTCGTGTACCAGCATTAGGTCTAACTAGGACAAAATCGCCCTTTTTACACCAAGGACCGTTAGGGAACCTAGTTTTATCCTGGTAGCAATCTGGACCCATGTCGACTACAAACAACACGGTAGTTAAAAGCTCATCGTGCCGCATGGTTTCGTCTGATTTGAGAATCCCACTATCAAAAGCTTCTTCTGCTTCGGGAATAGCGCAAAGTAGTCTATAGCCCTGGGGCATAGGGAGTTGTTTGGCTCTTTCTTCTGCTTCTTTATTTAATATTGCGCTTAAATCTACTGCTTTATCTAAATCAATGACGTTAGTCATCAGCATTCTCCAGGTTTTTTGCGAGGTCTAGTAAATATGACTCGGCAGTGAGAAGGCCTCGTATCTCACCACAAAGTGCGCGGTACTCTGCGTAATCCTTAGCTGCGCCACTGGAAACGGCATCAGCTATTTGGCTGCGCTTATCTCTGTACTGTTTAAGCAGTACTTCAAGCGTTTTGTCCATCAATCACCTTTCTTTTGCGTCCCTTTCGGTACGTTTAATTGCGCCTTTTTATGGGCGATGTCTGTGCCAATTTTTAAGCCTTCTAGTTCCATCTTAGCTTCTAGGTCGGCTTTATCTTTGGCTACTTTTGCCCCGACTTGCATACCAGCAATTTCTTTCTGGGCTTCAATACGGGACTCTTCAACACGGATTTGGTCAGCCTTAGCCGCCGCATCCACTTGAAGTTTTTGCTGCTTAAGTTGCAGGTCTGCTTGCTTCAGTTGTAACTCCATCTGTTGCATTTGGACCAGTGGGTCTTGCGCCGCTTGGGCGTTTTGTTGAGCTTGTGCCTCTGCGACATTTTGCTGCAACATTTGTTGCGCTGCTTGAGCAGCGAGTTGCGAAATTCTGACTTCCAGATTTTCTGGGATGCCTTCCTCTTCGTATTGCTCGTTATCAGGTGGAAGCTCCATGCCCATACGCATTTCCATCTGCTTACGATACTCATAGCCAATGTGCTCATTAATATGAGCCATCATGGCAGCTTGTATCTGTTGTGCCATTGGGTTCTGACTAACCAACTGCTGGATCTTAGGATCTTGCATGGCTGACATATGCACCGCAATATGAGCTTGATGATCTTGATAGAGGAAAGCCTTGACAGGTTTTATCATCAAAACATTTTGGTTCTCAGTGACAGGGTCCATTGGTTTTCTGTCATCCTGAGTAGGTACAAGCTTGGCGTAGTTTTTGATTCCCAACACGTCCAACATCTGACGATGCAATAGTGGCAAATCATACAGCTGCGGAGCAGTCTGGGCTAGTTGTAAAGCAGCTTGATACTGCACTACTTTTTGCGACATAGTTGCCGCGTTGGGGTCACTTACTGGTATGACGTTTACTTGGTCATAGTCAGACTTCTTAGCTCTACGGCTACCTTCGATTGGCTCGTAGGTATATTCATCAGGAGTGTAATCCGCAATAATTTTCTTTAACAGGCGGAACTCTTGTTTCATTGCATAGTGGATACGAGCTTGTACCGCACTCATTACTTTCAATGTTCTTTCTAATATCGCAAGTGTGGTTCCCACTGGCGAATTAGCAGACATGTCAGATACCTTCATATCCGCAGCGGCTGCAAAGCGGCGACCTTCGTCAATGATTTGATTCATTAACGCAAATAATGTCTGGCTTGGTTCTTTATATGGAAGAGGTAGGATGTTATCCCGCATAGTCCCACTAGGTACGTCTACGTCACGGAATTCTCCTGGGGCGATTGGCGTGTCGTCGCCCTTGACCCTAAGACCACGGGTCTTGAAACCGCCCGGAAGATTAGAAAGGGTACCAGCATCAACAAGCTGACGAAGAATAGAAGTACCAGACTTAGCAAAAGCACCGATGAGATGAATAAGTCCAAAGCAATAGAAGCCAAAACCCGGAATATAACCATAGTGGACGAAGTGGTTACGCTTCGCATGAGTGTCGTCAGTCGGCTCCCAGTTTCGTCGAATCGCGAGAACATTGTTTGTACCTTTCTCAATAGTTACTACATAAGGAAGTGCAATACCAGTAGCCTTGCCGTCGTCTTTATGCTCGTAACCAGGCAAGTCTAAGTTGACATGCATCTCAAGAATTTTGAAACGATCATCCGTTGTTGCTCTAAAGCCCATCTTCTCGGCAATCTTCTTCTCTACTTCATCCATCACATTGACTGGGTCTCCCAAGTCGACGTCACGGTAAAAACCTGCAACTTGTAACTTAATTAATTCGTTCTTAGTCTTACGCATTACGTGCGTGACACGCTCAGAAGTTTCTATATTGCTAGCACCATAGGGCACAACGATATCTTCTGCTGGAACAAATATAGAAGCTTGACGCTCAAGACTTGGATCGTAGTACACCTTCTTAAACGCATTACCTGATAGACCTAAGCCCCAAAGCATGCGCTCATGCTCAGGTCTGTATTCCTTCATCACATCGGTTAACTGGTAGTTCATGTCTTCTTTGACACGTTCTGCCGCATCTTTTTTTTCTGGTGTCTCACGACCAATGATTTCGATCTTTACAGGACCTGCTGCTGGAAACGTTTCCATCATGGTCTCAGATTGGAACTTCACCAATGCTTCTGAGAGGAGTGGATGGTACACACCACAGGCGCCTTCCCAAGGTTCAGAGCGCTCTTCAATCTTCATACCGAGTAGTTCTAAGCCATCGACATAAGTTTGCATCCAGTCTTTACGGGAAGAAACGTCATCGTCAAAGTCAGAAGTTAGTTCGGATGCAAGAGTTTGAAGTTCTTGCTCACTCATGTACTCGGCTAAGTTAGCAGAGAAGTCATCATCGCTTTCTTTACCTTCTTCAATTCTTAGGAGTGGCGTTCCGCCAATGCCAATCTCAACAGACTCTGGATCTTCAATAGCAATCTCAAGGGGCTCTTCTTCCATGGCTAACTGCTCCATACCGAGAGGGGCTGCGTATAGTCCTTTTTCTATTGCCATAATTTAGTCCTTAATAGTAGGGCTGTTTTCTTCTAAACTGCCTCGGCTCGTCTTCGTAGTCAGAATCTAATTGCACGAAGCCGCCACGTCTGAATCTTAACAGGGCTTGCGACATACTGTCCACTAAGTCATCATGTTCGCCTGAAGGAAAGCTCGCCACTTCTTCTACTAGCTCTTCTGCCCAGTGTGTCTGAGGAACCCAAACTCTTCCAGACGCAAATATATCTGCCACCGCATTTAGACGGGCTATCTTGTCATTACCCTTAGTTGGCGTAAATTCTTGGACAGGAATACCCATGGCTCGAAGCTCAAATACCAGCGGGGCTCCAGAAGCTTTAGCTTCCACGATAAGAGAGTCTGGTTCCCACTCTTTCCACTCTTCATAGGCTTTCTGTTTTAGCTCAGGAAACTCCATACGACGCTTAAAGCAGTTCAAGAGAATGATATTAGCGCTAGGGACCCCTACCGCATTGTCCCGATAGAACACACCCCACGTTGTACAAGCCGAATAGTCGCTTCGCTCGGTCTTTAAGAACGCCGTATCCCATGATTGAATGACAAACTCACAGCTGGGAGGGTCATCTTGATCCCAAATCTGCCACCATTCCCGTTTTATGATCGCCGAAACCTCAGAAGTAGGCGATTGCATGTACTGAGCCTGCCATTTACTCGCTGGAAGCTCATTTTTTAAGGCTTCTAGCTCTGTTTTGCTCCAAAACTCAGGCCAAAGTGGCTGTCCATCGTCAAAAATAGCTGGAAACTCAATCACTTTCCACCCTTCTCCATCTCTTTGGGCGTCCGCTTTAACAACTTGACCCGTTAAGTCCTTCTTTGACCACCGTGTCATCACGATAATGATCGAACCGCCCGGTTGCAGACGCTGTCTTGGACCCGATGTGTACCACTCGTACGTTTTATCGTAGATTTCTGGGTTCGTTTCGCTTAATGCTGCCTCTTGTTCTGAATGCGGGTCGTCAATAATGAGGACATCTGCGCCCTTACCAGTGACCGCTCCGCCAACACCGATTGCAAAGTAATCTCCGCCCTTATTAGTCGCCCAACGACCTGCGGCTTTGCTATCTGCTTGGAGCCCAACTCCCGGAAATATTGACTTGTATATGTCTGAGTCGACCAAATTACGGACTTTGCGTCCGAAGCCCACAGCGAGCTCAGCGGTATGGCTGGTTTGAATAACTTTCTTCTGAGGAAATTTGCCCAGAAACCAAGCAGGAAGGAGGTAACTAGCAAATTCAGATTTTGTATGCCTAGGTGGCATATTAATAATAAGTCTCTTACACGTTCCATTTGCTACCTCCTCGAATGCGGCTGCCATCTCCTTGTGGTGGCGACCTTCTATGAACACAGGCCAGACCTTCTTCACGAACGCCATGAACCTAACTTGGGCTAACTCTTTGTTTTGAAGCTTCTCTAATAACTCTAACTCTTCTGCGAGCTTTAACTGCTCCGCTTCAGACAACATGGGGAGAATCTTCGGTATATCTTTAAGAGATATGGTGTCTAGGAGGCTACTCATATTTATTTTTAATTAGCCCTCACTTTTTGCTTTCAGGCTCGTCTACCGTCGCTTCTGCGTTTACTTCTACTGGAGTACCCATATCAACGATGCCTAGTACATCATCTAGATTGTTTGCATTTACTGTGTGCTCCGGGGTAATATCTCTGGCATTCAGTAGGCGCTTGACCCGCTCCTTAATCGCCTCTTCCAAATCGGATGAGTTTTTGTAGGTCACGGTCACTTCGGAACGCTCTGTAAATAAGGCAATATCGGAATGCTTGCCTAGGAGCTCAAGGGCTTTCAATTCAAACCGGGGGTCCCCACAGTTCGCTAGCTCTAGTAGCTTATTGGTAAGCGCCGCACGAACGTCACTCATCTCGGCAGCTATACGTCCGCTATATACACGCAAAAACTCCCGTGCAGCAAATGCAACGGGT